CTTGCCCACGTTTGTATGCCTTTACTATGGGCCTCCTTTAAACATTCAAATCTTTCTTCGGGATTAGCTGCGCCTGGTTCATGTTCTGAAGATTGTTTTTCATCAATAAATGTAAGGGTTGCACCATACCAGTCCTCGCTTGTTAACAGGTCGAAATCCCTTATCGACCTCAGTCCCCCTTTTGTTAAGATCCTGACGATAATGCCAGCATCCTTCATCATCTTGATTGCTTGCCTCGTTATATCAAAATACTCATCTATCTGCTGATAAGGATCGCATGTAAAACATAGTTGAACTTCGCGTCCTTTGTATTTATGCACCTCTTTACTGAGATTATGTAAAACGTCTTTTCTCGGCGATGGATTATTTATAAAATCCTCCCTTGTTATCCCTGATTTCCTCAAAACTGCTGGCGCATAACAATAATCGCATCCATGGCCACATCCCCTATATAAATTTGCAGCTAAATCACAATATTCCTTTGCTGCACCCTTTGGTTCGTATATTACACTCATCTACTTCCTCCTTTAATATTATTTAAGATGATTGTATCATTAAATAATATGTATGTAAATAAAATTCAACAACTACAGTGACTTAAGAGGTTTTACGCAACAATAAACTTTCCTTTTATGTTTTCTTACGTAAGTTTTTTTGTATCCATACAATGACAAATAAGCAAGCAGTTTTTTATACCCGTTCCTACTAAACAAGCTAGGGCATTTTTTAACCATTGTTTTTGAATAGCCTATCTTGTAAAGCATCTTTAGTGGTAGGATTCCATACACAGTTTGAACGTATGTTATAAAAATTACTGGGTTTATATTGCTATTAAAAATGATCTCTAGTTGCGTAAAAGGAATACCGTATGCATCTACATCTATAATATCGAAGGATGACAAATCCATAGCTTTTAAGAATTTAGTATTATCGCCTAATAAGTAAGCCCCAGATTTATCAGATTTCATATCTATTCTAATATGTTCTATTTTTTTATCTGAAACCTTTTTTATCTTATCCCATATATTTGCGTCGCCACCAAAAATATCAAGAACTTTTATGCTCTTTTTGGTTGGTAGATGATTGAGTCGCAAGGCTACTTTGTCTTCAAAAAAAGAGTTGTCAGTTTGAACATTGCTCATAGTCAATACCTTCCACTAACATTATTTTTTCTATCTCTTTTTGAATTTCAACAAACTTGTCCGGGTTAAAAGAAAGCAGGATATGCGTTTTATTATAAGGCTTTATTTCTTCATTTTTCTCTATTAACTTTTCTTTAGATTCAGATAATTCGTCAACATCAAACCCCGTCAAACCCACATCTAAGTCAGTAATAAAATCTTTCAGTAATAGATCATCCCAGTCAGTCCAGAGTCCTGACTTATTATCGCTTATTGCTCTGGCTAAAGCCATCTTTTTTGAGCCGGTATAAACGATACAAGGAAACTCCTGCATTCCTAATTCTATCCCGGCATCAAACCGATGGTTGCCGCATATAATTTCAAATTTTTTGTCTTGTTGGTAAACTTGAAGAGGATTTTGAAAGCCGTGTTCTTTGATTAATTTCTTTAATTTACTAATGGCCTTAAGATCTGTTTTTTTACGTGGATTGTTTTGTAGGTGTATTAGCTCATTTACTCTCAGGTAAACTATCTTTATTTTTTGATTTTTCATTTATGTTATCCTCTCTACCTCTTTACCGCAAAAAGATTCAACATCTTCAATCCATCCTTTATGAAATTCATACATTTTCTCAGATTCTTCAAATAAATATTGTTCAATTCTTGCGCTTGCAGACAGGTTTCCAGATCCCTCGACAATATAATGATTTTCTTCGGTTTTGCACAACAATATTTTTGTATGATTCCACGCGTAAATTATGGATATCCCGTTGCCGGACATAGACTTTAATTCTGCTGTCCTTTTTTGCATACTGTGATTAACAAATGCAGATACCAAAATAGTAAGTTTTAATACCTTTTTTTCGTCTACCAACTCCCTTAATCCTCTAATACTTTTAGAGTCAACATTAAATGTTGTTATGTAGCATTCCTCTATATTTCCAAACTGTAAAATGTAGCGTAATATAGCATAAGTATTAAGAGCTTTTTCTGTAATTATTCTGATTTGTTCATTGTTTTTGGGCAGGGTAATTAATTCATCGATTTCCTTTATTCTCCGTAATTGCAGGTCGAGAAATTTAAAATAAGCCTTTCTGTCCCTGATTTGTTTTACATCTGGGTTTTTGTTTACAGGTGCGATATTTTCATCGTCCACATTAAAATCATCGAGATCAAGTGAAAAATCTCCTATATTAAAATCTTCTTCCATGCTTATTTAATTATCACATCTTGGCTGTTTTGTCAATTATTTAATATCCTCTGCCATACATTAAGCTTCCCTATTTTGTGCAGCCATATTAAACATCTTATATGTTGTAGTGCGATAGCGTCCGGGGTTCGGGTTCCCTTCTCCCATTTTATCCACGTTCCCTTGTCAATGCCGCAAAGGGCAGCCATTTTGATCTGGGAGAGGCCCAGCGTTTGCCGGGCTTCTTTCAGCGCTCGATGTGTCATGCGTCAACAACCTCATAATGATCTATTTCCCATTCCATTTCGTCTAAGCTTTCTGCATCACTTTCGTCTTCTTCTGTTTGATAAAAATAAGCAATTAACAAAACATCTTCTCCGTCTTTATTTTTACAATCATAAAATGCAGTAAACTCCACAAGCCCGTTATCCAAATTGGAAATGGAGTAATCACAGCTTTCACCGTCTATTGCCGCAACTGCATTTTCTCCTACTTCTTTTACCGCTTCTTTTCTGTTCATTTGCTCTCTCCCTTTGTTTCGTTCGGGCTCATCCCTTACTCTTGCCTCTATTATATATCCCAATGGGGTATGGTGTCAAGTTTATTCCGCAATATAATGAAAATAAATCCTCAATGAAATCAACTACTTATAAAAAAAGATCAAAAAAAGTGAAAATAATTAAAATAAATCTAACCAGGCACTCAAGCCTGACCGCCAACACTCGCTTTGCTTCGCTTTTGTCGGCAGTTTAGTTTTTTTGTTAGGTATATTGAAATAATACCTGCTGATAATTTGCACTCAATTCTTTAGCCGCTTCCCATTGTGTGGGATGCCATTTTTTATAATACGCTTTCTTTTGCTCCATTTTGAAAAGGAATTTTTGAATGCGCCATAATTTTTTAAAGATCTTTTTTGGAATATCATAACAACGTAAATCATAAAAACCCTTATAAGGAACGTAGACGGGAAAATACATAACCAGGCACTCAAGAGGGACTGGCCAACCAGCGTTTTCAATTTTTGTACGTTTAGTTTTTCGCATCTTAAACCTCAATTTGGGCGGCTCAGGCCAGCCCCTTAGTTTGAGCGTTATGCGCTCAATTCATCGAAGCTTGATGACCAATCTGATATTTCGTAATCGCTTGATTTGGCCTTCCAGTATTCTATCAGTTCTTTTTTGGGCAAGCCATCGGCAACTTTTGCTTTCACTTCGTCGAACAATTCAGAGTTAGTGTTTAAGATAAAGTAACCATCTTGATCTTCAAGAACCATCGCAATCTCATCTCCAAATGCGAAGCTAAAATAACCACCCTCAAAATCAACAACTTTGTTTGTACCAATTACAGCAAAAGAACTCCCAATACTATCCAAATTCCCCATTTTATCCTCCTTAATTAGAGTTTTTAGCGCATAACAAAGCGCTTAATTTCGACCGCCAAATTTGCCGCCGCTACTCATTATTTCTCAATGTAACAACATGGGCATCACGTTCCTCATGATACTCGCCACCAGTTTCTGCTTCAGCCTTAATGGCCTCTCCTTTGATAGAGAACCGCAAATCGATATATTCAGGTAGCTCATCCTTAAGTTGGTCGAGGCCTTTTACTAAATTTATTACTGCTGTAGGGTATTTCTTTTTCAATACATCTATTGTTTTCATTTTCCTTCTCCCAAGATGGGTTTAGATTTCGTATATCGTCAACATCGTAATCCGGCCTTTCGTCTCTATTGCCTATGTAGAAATTTCTTTGTGAGATTATGTGATCTACCTGCATAGTTTTTAAAGTGATCTTTTCGCCGCAATAGGCGCAATGACCATCGTATTTACATAAAACGCCTAATCTCTTTGCTTTGCTTATCATTGGCAATCCTTAAAATCCAGCATTAGGGTATTTCTTCCTCAGTAATTACCCCAGTCCGAAAACTTAACAAACTCCTTCTCGAACCTAAGTTTTATTTTACCTGTTGGTCCGCCCCTGTGTTTGCAAAATATAAACTCCATTAACTCCTCCGGCTCAGTCTCCTTGATCGAGTAAGGATGGTGTAGCATACCCACCACATCCGCATCTTGCTCTATACCACCTGCCTCCCTTAAATCAGACAGTCTCGGCCTTCTCTTCTCATCTACACACTTACGAGAGAGCTGTGCAAGGGCTATCACTGGAACGCTCAAGTCCTTACTCATCATCTTGAAGTTCCTTGATATCTCTTCTAACTCTAAGCGCCTTCCGTCGCATTTTTTGGCAGACTTCACAAGCTGTATGTAATCAATGATAATCAGATCAAGCCCTTGTTTCATCTTGTGGCGTTTGGCTTTTGTCCATATATCCAAATCAGTTTGATAGGCCATGTCGTCTATGTAGATATTCGACTTAGATAATCGTCCACATGAGAACATAAGTTTCCCCCAATGATGATCCTTTATGTGTCCATTCTCAAGCCCTTGAGTATTAATTCTTCCATCTGAAGCAAGAAACCTTACCCCTATCTCTTCATCCGGCATTTCAATACTAAATATCAATGCGCTGCCACAATTAGCCGCTATATTTAAGGCAAGGGCTGTCTTACCATATCCAGGTCGGCCAGCTATCACATAGAACTTAGGTTTAAGGCCGCAAAGAATTTCGTCTATTTTATCTATCCCAACCTTTATTCCTATAACACCTTCATTCTCGTTGGCCGCCTCTATTTGCTTCATGGTCTTTGATAATACCTGCTTAATCGTTTTGATGCTGTTTTCGGTTTTGGTAGAGAGGGAAAATGCCTTATCTACCATCTTGCTCAGTATTACTTTTGTTTCAATGCCGTCCTCAATGTCACTTGACAACTCAGCCTGAAAGTAAACAACCTCTCTCTTTATGTGTATTTCATTAAGCATTTTGGCATAATGTTTTGCCCGGCGATAAGTATGAACTTCATCGGCAAGGGTTGACAGAAGGTGGGCGTCTACAGATTTCCCTTTGAGCGCATCATGAAGGGTAGTTAAATCTATAGGTTGTTTAGATAAATACATATCAACCATTTTTTCATAAATAATACGGTGAGATGTAGTGTGGAATGCTTCAGTCTTTATTATATCTACGATATCGAGAAGAATATCATCGCTCAGTAGAACACATCCAAGGATGTTTTTTTCAAGTTGTGGATCGGCAGGTAATTTCATAATTCTTTCGGCTCCGGCGCTCCAATATTTATATTTGCCCAATTATCTCTAATGGCTCTCATAAAAGCAGAATCCCAATCTGTATATTTATATCCCTTTGCCTTTGCAGCAAGCACGAAGTTTTCAAGATGAGATTCCAGACTTTTATGCCCCTTGTCTTTTGCCCATTTTTCTACTCTTTCAGAAACTTCAAAGTCTTTGGGGATTGGTGTTTCTCTTTCACTCTTCTTTCCTTTACTTTCCTTTACTTTCCTTTGCGTACCAATGTCTACATTTAGAGCTAAAATGTTAACATTATAATCGGATACGTTTACAAGAAGGTACTCTTTTGTAGCATCTACCTTTTTCCTTCTTTTCGTGGCCTCAAAATATCTCTTCTGTATTCCGCAAGAAGTCAAGATGCCATATTTTCTATGGAGGTTTGAGTTGAAGAAATCTCTCTTCAATAGTTCGGCGATAACGTCATCAACATCCTTCTGATTTATATTGTCGCCTGCCCTTTTTGAAAACAATAAACTTTCATCTTGCCCCCAGACAAGAAAGTATCCACTTCTATATATTTTGCAAAGCAATTTAATCGCTATTAACTCACCTTTTTCCTCATATCTTGCAGATACAAATTCTATCTTTTCGTCAATGAAAAAATCAACATCGATAGGGAAGTAATCAAGCCCTGTCTTGCAAGTCCTACTCATATCGTTCCGCAGCGCCTTTCTTTTTCTATCAACTCTCTCAGGATTGAGAAAAACGCATCCGTAACCCTTGTCTCTGCACCGCCTTTTTCGTGGCATGTTTCGCACTTTGTTACCAGGGCAGCGTTATCATAATCCCAGGGCTCAGTATTGGGGATATAGAACTTGTGGTGAACGTGGAGAGTTTTTGAGGTAGTCCAGCAATCCTGGCAAGTCCATCCGTCACGCTCCAATATCTGAAGACGTTTCTTTTGCCAACGCGGATCTTTTAATTTCTCAGAATAAGTCATTTACGCCCCTATGTATATTGGCATCTAGATGTCGGTTTTCATTTAATCGCGCTCATTCTATTACCATCTATCATTATTGATCTTCTTGTATCTTAAGACTCATTCTATAATCATCAATTCCTTAATCATCTTCAACTTCTCTAAATTCTATAGGTTCACAAATTACAAGTCCCATAGAGGCCACTTGAAGATGATTTTCAGCCATAAATTCGTCAAGGTCGAAATCGTCAAAAAAGAATTTGTCGCAAGCTTCTGAATACAATGGTGTTTTGCCATCCCACTTAACTTTGTCCCTTTCCTTATATGCCATCACCTTCTTTTTTTCTCTGCATTTGTCGCAGGCAGTGTAACTTTTAGGTGTAGGCTTTCCACATCCACTGCAAGATATATGAGTACACCCTGCATATCGTGCGGCATCTTCTCCATTTTTACCCCAATATATCCCGTGCCGATCTACCCACCCCTCGATGCCCTTGACGTGACTAGCTGCGGATTCAGAACTATCTAAAACAATTTTATTTTTCTTCATGACATCTCCTTTTTCAGTCTTTTTTCATCCACACCGAATACCAGCGGCTAAATTCACTATTTTCCCGGTGGCGATAATCCATCCGTTAGTTTGCCATTGGGGTGGCAACTATTTCGTTAATCCTTCTTTCATTTGAGCAATCTATCAAGATTCGTCTTCTGCTTGATCTCCACCCCGTATCGATTCAACTCGCTTATCAGCAACCTCACATCATCGCCACTCGGCTCATCAAGTCCGGTTCCTTTTGAGTCGGCCCCTATGTTTACGAATCCAGGGGAAGCTCCGTTAATACGTAAAGCTAATTCATCCATATTTCCATAAAAAATAGGCTCAATAGTAATAAATGTTTTTTCCCTATATGACAGCGCGTCCATCTCATCAAGCCTATCTGTGGGGAGGGGTGCAAAATTAGTCGCATTAGTCGCCACCTCTGCGTCGATTGTTTCAACTGTACACCCCAACATCCTTTCCGGCGGCATCAGGGAAAGAAAGCCGTGATACCTCGCCGGATTCTTAGTCTGATAAATATATTCGTTTTCAGGATATCGATTGCAGTGGTCAAGTATTCTCTCAATCCATTCGTCGGGTACGCCCTCAGCCCACATGTCATTACAATGCTCGATAAAGATCGTCCGGCCCGATCCGTAATTGACATCAAGTTCTTTTTCGATCAACCGTAATTCCCCGGCATAGCGCCCACCCTTGAAACGCTTTTCCATTGCCTGGACATAGCAATAACTGCATTTATGAAGACATTCTCCGCCGATGTGGGTATGGGTAAAATCTACCCAAGAATACATGTTACCTTTTGATTTTGTTAAAGCCATATATCATCTCCTTCCCTCTCTCTCCTCTCCTCCCTCTCCTTCCTAAAATACTAGCAATTAATTTACCTACATTATAGGCACCCATTTGTGGTGGCCGCTTATTTCGGGCGTTATGTGGTCACTTCCATTTTTGACATTACTTTTCTTAGGGCCTCACCTGCATGGGCTGCGCTTACTCCAGTTTTCCCAAGTGCCTCACAGTGTCGCCTAGTCCCTTCTTCAATTTCTTCATCTGTCATGTCAAGAATATCATAGCCAAAGAACAGCATATGGGCTTTAATATTCGCTATTACTTTTTTCTTTTTTCTACGTTCAAACCACATAACAAGTCGCTCAAGACGGGACTGGCTAGGGGCGGTTTTCAAATTTTCGTCTCCTTTCTTCGTTGGCATAAATCCTCCTTTGGGGTCACTCAGCCAGCCCCTTAGCTTAATTCGTTATGCCCTAGGTGTAGGCATTCGCATAAGTTGATGTCCACAATAGATGCACTCACCGAATTGCATCAAATGGTTACAACTTCCCCTCTTTATTGGCTCAGGCCCCTTGTCAGCACCAGGGCAAGTATCACAATCATCATGCCCATAATATTTATCTTCTTTATCAAAACATCTTCTGTCGCAACTCATCCTCACCTCCATCGGGCATAACCAGGCGTTTCAGTTGGAAATTTACCACGCAGCCTGGTCGGCCATTTGAAGTTTTGTCCAGTGGCAAATTCCACTGAACTTGATCGTTATAATTCCTCTATTCCACCTTCTTGCATGTTGGCTCTATACCATTTCTCCGATCCCACCACTTTCATTTCAACAGTGTCATCTCTCATGCAAATCGCGAATCTATTTCCTTCCTCCGTCTCCAAAATTACGGAATTGAAAACCTCCTTCAAAACTATAGTTCCACCATCTACCGGATCAACTTCTATTTTCATAATAATCTCCTTTAATTATAACCATTTAATCAAGTCTGACGTTTTTTCACTGCGTTCAAAAAAGCAGCTTATCAATCCGTTATAACCAAAAAATGAACCAGACAGGAAACCTGCCTGTTATTTTGGCTGTTATGTGTTTAGGATAAAATTCCAACGATGAAGGCTCCAATAATTATTGAAGCAGAAACTTTCCATCCCCTCTAAAAATCACTATCGCCGAAGGAAATTTTGCTCCATCCCCTGCACCCTGAAACCGTAGCCGTCCTTTCACGAACCTGATCTCGCTTGCCGTCATTACCCATTGGTGCCACCACTTGTTGTCTGTCCGGGATGGCACAAGGCACACCACAGTCGCACGGCTCTCGGCTGCTTTCTTGAGCCACATACCTATGTCGCGACCATAAGGTGGGTTCATCCATACAATTTCCCCTGCCCAATCTTTTTTTAGTCCGTCCGTTTCCTTGTCGTAATATTTTTGGCATTTTGCAAGCTCCTTATTGGCACAAACGTCTACCGTAAATCCAAACTCACGGTGCAATTCATCAAAAAATCTTTGGGGTGTTCCCCATTCAAATTTACCTGTTGTGTTATCTGTAAAACTCATAAGCACCTCCTCATTTTAAGAAAAACCGGCCTAACCAAAGGCTGCAAGCGACCTCTTTCACTGCGTTCAATCGATCCGAGTTGCTTCCTGTTTCCGTTTTCTCGCTCATGGGTCTCCTTTCAGGGGCAAAGCCGCCTGAGTTCAATTGTTATGCGCCCGTCTCCCTCGGCGCTTTCAAGAAATGCCACATTGGGCATTGGTCTTCTTTGCAAATTAAGTGGCCTATTCCCATCCCAAAAGGGCTGCATGCTTCCATCCGCTTCCAGGGCCAGTCTTTAGCAATCTCGGAGAATGGCGCATAACCAGCCATTGCAGCGGGACTTTCTGACACGGTGTCTTTTGGGGCTGTAAGGGCTGTTTTAATTAATTTATAAACCTTGTCAACATCTGCGTTCCTCAGTTGATGAGCGTCAGCCTTTATAAAGCTAATCTTTATTAATCTATTCTGTGCGTCCATCTTTTAATCCTCCAGTAGCCTTATGTCGTTCTCCAGGTCTTCGATTACCCTGTCAAAGTCGGCACGTTTCATGATCAAAACCAGCCCACGAATTCAATCCTGCCAGTTTCACCCTGCGCCCTTAATTCCTTCATTCTTTTCAACTCTTCCCTGAAGTGCTTTGCTACCGCACCCTTCCCTTTAGTTTTCCTCGCCTCTTTTGCCAGAGAAACATCTTCTCTTTTTTCAACCAATATTCCTATCTCTACAGAGGATAGGACTTCATTCCTACGATCTTCCGTCCCTCCATAATGAGAATGACAACCGTAGCATAAGGCCTCAGAATTCATTGGTTCAAGACGTATAGCCCAAGCCCTCCGTCCATAATGGTGAGAGCAGTCAAGCCCCTGCCTATATCCTTCTGGAAAATATTTATTGCATTTTTCGCAAGTCCAGTTTGCTCTTTCTCTGGTGCATTTGGAGAAAGCATCGTCAGCCGGTGTTCTTTTTATTCCTCCCATCTACCTACCTTTCTCTGCCTTTTGTCTCGCAGTTATGGCCCCTGCTAGTGTCTTAAATTGGCCTAAGTTTACTCGCATATTCGCTCCTATTTTTAGACAATAAAAAACCTGAGATTTGTCTACGTTTAAGTGCCTTTATTGTAGGGAGCTTCTTTCTTTTACTTGATTTTTTCATATCACCTTTAGTTGTTCATAGGTTTCATTAAGCTCGAGGGTGAATTCATCCAACAACTTTGAGAGCTTTGCAATCCATATCTCGTCGCGCTCGATAATGATGTGGAAGGGCCTGAATCCAGGAAAGTACGAAAAGAAGTGCCACCTGTCGTACCCGGTTATATAGAGGCTACCCTGTACTTGATGAAAATACGCCGTTGGCAATTCGCCTTTTTCTAGGTACTCCTTGTGAACAAATAGCGACGGGCACTTAATCTCTAACCCCTCCTGCTTATCAACGATAAGGCCATCCGGCGATGCTCCCCTATCCCTCCTCTCATCGTAGTAGCAGAAACCGACCTCTTCAACTTTCAGGCCAGTATATAGGCTAAAAAATGCCCTTGCCTCCGGTTCCCTTTCGCTGCCGTCGTCCATTCTGCCGCTCGAAAAGTTCTTTTTGCGAGTTTGTGGATTCTTATTTTCTATTAACTCGCAGATTAGTTTTTCTGACGATTTCGACGGCTCGCCTTTTGACGTTATTATTCGGCTAAATTCTGAAGCCGTTGGGATGATTGCCCGTGCCTCTGTCCATTCCGGTTCCCCTTGCTCCACGTCAAGGATAATCATTTCTTGCCCTTCGCCGTCTTGATTGCATGTTCGGCTTTTTTGATATCACTAACTAATATTTTATCAAGCGATTTTGCTCCCATGTAATCAAGAAACATACCAAGGTCAATTTGCTTACTTTCTATTGCAAGATTGAATTTCTCCAGTTGATCTTCATCGATGTATTCAGCTTCGGCTCCCTTTCCGTCATCGTCGGATTCATGGGTTGCAAGTCCAGTGATCGCCAAAAGAGTGTACCTTTGAAGATATGTAATCGTAGACCCTACTGCCTGGATACTGTTTTTTCCACCACTGTTATCAGCCCCGGCGCTTAATGTTGTGCTTTCCGAGTGTCCGAGAATGTGGGTAATTTTGCACGTCACGGAGATGGCTTTTTCTGCCTCCCCAGTTTCCCATGCCGCCGACAAACCATGACTACTAAGGGCCGTGTTTATTTTCTCAGTTATGTTGGCAAGCGTTGCATGACGGTAGTTAGTTGTTCCATAACTGACATGTGCATCCTTTTCAATCCGTGGCGGGTTTACTTTGAATGCAGTCATTGCCACATGGTAAGCTTTTTTAGCCTCGTTCGCCTCGTATCGTTCTTGCAGTTCCATCATTTTCTCGATAGTTGCCACATCAGCGCCTTTCTCAATCGCCAGTGCTACAACGTCACGAGTTTGATTAACTTCCCCACTAATAGGAATTTCAATAGGTATCACTTCGTTTTTTTTCGTCATCACTTCCTCCTTAATAATTAATAGTAATATGGTCAATCAAACCTTTTGCGATAACCGTGATGATCTCTTCTGCTACGTCATCGCTAAACCCTTGCTTTATGAGTGCTAACTTTGCCGCCCGATTAATCTTTCCCCGGTGGGCCTTATTCTCAGCTTTCTTTTTCAGTCTCTCAGCTTCTTCGGCCTCTTCTTTCTTCAGGCGCTCCTCGGTTTCCTTGACTGCATCGGCAAGATCCTTGTCGTGTTTCTCTTTCGCCTCTAGCTTATCCTTTTCCGCCGTTTCGGCCCTAAGACTCTCTTCCAGCTTTTCTTTTTCAAGCCTATCCTTCTCTTCCGTTGCCTTACGTTCTACTTCTTCAGCCTCGGCCCTCGCCTTCTCTTCGGCTTCCTTTGTAGCCTCCTCAGCAGCTTCTTTCGCAATCTTCTCTTCACGGTCCTTCTGTTCTCTTTCGAGGCGTTCTTTTTCAAGTCGCTCGGCTTCGGCCTTTTCCTTTTCGGAATGCTGTGTAACGATGAATTTTGCTTCCAGTTGCGTAAGTACCGATTCCCTGACCTTAGTTGCCGCCAACTCGAACTCCTCAAAAGACTCATCGATACTGATAGCCTTGAGGTCTTTAATATGTATAGCCAGCTTTTCAGAAGTCAAAAGATTTACGCGCTCCAACGCGGCAATATCATCAAGGGAGACCTTTATACCCTCAATCCTTGCCTCGATATCGGCAACCCTTTCCTTTTCGGCTTCCTCCCATTCGGTAACAGGCTTTCGAGCTTCGTCCCTTAGTACATCACAAGTATCTTTCAGTTTCTTACGTTCGGCATCGATAATATCAACCTTTACCTTGTACTGCTCCTTTAACGCCTTACCGTGACCGTCGAGAAGGGTTTTCGATGTGGCAAACTTGCGAGCAAATGACTTTATTTCATCCCTTCCTTTTCTTGTTGTCACGTCCGGCACCACAAAACTATCAAGGGCCTCCCTCAGTCTTGCTATGATTGGTTCACTTCCATCCTTCTGAAAGACTACTGCCACGCTTTTCTCTTCGATTACTATCAGTTCATTCTCCATCTTCTTCCTCCTCTTTAATTTCTTCAATACTATCCACAGTGACCTTTGCCTGCTCAATTTGTTCAAATACGAGCCCCCACGTTGCGCCGGTATACCAGTCCATTTTTTCTATGTAGGCCGCACATTCCTGAGAAAGGTCTCCTGTTGCTGAATATTCTGTAACGCTATATCGCAATGAATGATACCGTCCCCCTGCGATTTTCTTTAGCTTAGACTTTGCTTTCCGAAAATTCATCTTCTTCATCCTCCTTTATTGTCTTATAAGGGGTTAAGATTTATTCATCTTGTTAATTGCTTTCTCTACAGCCTCCCCGAAACCACAACTCCCATTATAATATTTTATCTCCAAATACTGAACCATAACCACCTTCAAATCTAATATGTCGAGGAGGAGAAAAAGTCCATCCCTGGCGAAAACTTCTTGACCCTCTCTATTTGATTCTCACTTTTTTCATATACCTTATTAAGGCAATCAGGATGAAAGAGTTTAAGACCTGATATTTTAAAGCGGCGGGTATCGGATTCGAACCGATGCTGCCAGCGACTAATGAATGGATAGTCCGCGTGTACTTTGCGGTAGTTGCCACGTTTCGCCCCGGTGGCCTGCCATATTAACCTAACCCGCCAAAAATAAAAAACCCCTAAACAAACGGTCGCAGTATCTGTAAAGGGGTTTTCAGGTCCAAGCCTTTCGGCTAAAACTTTATTGAAATATCCCAGTCCTGCGACGGCTGTAATTTCGTTTATGTAAATCATATTAGACCATACTTTCTCTATCGTGTCAATCACTACTTTCAGGCTTGTTTTCCAATTGCTTCATTTGAGCCAGCCAATAAACATCATTGTAATCATAATTTCCAGAATTCATTGATTTAATTAAGCACTCTCGACAATATCGAGGTTGCATTATTCCTTCTTCTCGACAGGCGTTGCAAAGTTCTCTTTCCTCTCCACACACCGCACAAATTGCTATATCTGCCATTCAATCCTCCTCGCAATATTTGCATTCATCCCAGCACTTTTTCCAATAATGATCAGACATCATACATTCATCCCTTTTCCATTTATCACAGGTATCGGTGCATACGATGCTGTCCCGTTCACATTCTATGGCCTCGGGAGGTTCGCGACGATCTGGGATTGTTAGCTCCATAATATTTCCATAAAAATACCGATGACTATTGTGGCTGCAAGAAAGCCGTAGATAAAACCGATCGTTTTGCCCTCCCTGAATGCTCTTTCTATGTGAGTTTCCATATTACTTCCTTTGTAATAATAGGGTTATTTCTTTTGCAAAAAGTCAGCAACGGCTTTGGCAAACCACTCAGGGTTAATCAAATATCTTCTAATCGTTTGGTCACTTACACTTAACCCAGAGTGGAAATGACCTCGACTGAACTCATCGAACCACTCTTGCTTTATTGCCCATGTCCAAAGTTTGCCAAAGCCTTCCCACGTCAGGAAGTTGTCGTGCATTCCAACATTTGACATGCTGCTTCTTTGTCCACACTTGTCGCAAGGGGTTGATCTATCAGGCCAATCATGCCAGCATTCACCCATTGCCTCTGTTAAAAATTTATTCAATTCTTCCATCTTATTTAAGGTTTATAGTTAAACAAATTTAAACCCAAGCTACGAAGAATTTTCCACCCCAAGTAGCTCCTGGATATTTCATAAGGAAACCTTTCAAATCTTTCCATTTCATTCCTTGGGAATCAACCCTTTTCAGCAATCCGTTCCTTTCCAGATTCCTTTTTATCTTTCTCGTTATCACCGTTCTGTCCTTCATTCTAGTCCTCCCTTTAGAGTTTATATTGATTTGGGGCTGGCAGCGCAGTACGGCTCATATTGATCTTCCAGCAGGGGAGTTTCTTATAGGCCCCGTTGTCGTTCTCACTGGTTCTGGCAGCCAGCACCAAAATTGTTGAAGAGTTACTTTGCCTTTCTATGCTTCATTTTTGTGGACTTTCTCACGCGGTTCATGTTTAGCTTTCTCTTCCTGGTTGACCCCCGCCCTCTTCTTCCGTTGCCTCTATATCCGTTATTGCCAATATCCTTGAAAACATCCATCGGCCAAGCGGAAAGGCCTCTAGCATATACCATCAATTCATTTAACATAGTCGCTCCTTAGATTAAAGTAGACGGCCCCGAAGGGCCGCCTATGGCCGAACGGGATAACGTCACGGGAAAAGGATTCCCAAGGATGAATCCGGCCAATCTGTAATTTGTTTGATTTGTTTTCAACGTTATCCCTAAGCGTTAAAGTAATTATACCTACCTTGTTTTAAGATTGCAATCCTTAATATTTATTATTATCCTGTAAACCTCTCTCGCCTCTTCAATATCTCTTAAATTTGCCGTGTGATACTTCCATCCTATTTTTTCGCTAATGAGGACATAAAGTTCTTTCCTTTTTCGTTTATCTCCACCCCACATAGGGTCGAGTATTTTATGTATTTCCTTTCGGACCTTTCTTAATTCAGGTGTAGGTATGTGTCCTAGTGGCTGCGTTCTGTTCTTCGTTTTGTGATGACAGCCGACAAAGTTCCCGCAAACGTCGCACTTCCAAAACGGAAGCCTTGTAAATCTTCCCTGTGAAAATAAATCTCGATGCCATTTGTTAGTCTTGCATCTACCTTTTTATTGCAGCCACAACAGTAAATCTCCATAATTAATATTCCCATAAATTCAACTACTTATTATATGTTACCGAAAATTACTTCGGGAACGACATCTTTACATTTGGGACATTCTTTAATCTTCAGTTAAATCTAATATCTGAACGAGTTCGCCTGTTTTACTATCCCTATAAAAGACATTATTTTCTCTTGCCAGTCGGTATATTTCATCAGGGATATGCCCGGCTAGCCGATCTTCCTCGGTCAACTCAATTATTATATCTTGTGTCATCTTCTCAGTCATTTCAGCATGGCCTCATGATACAGGTCGTCGGGATGTGGCAGCACCGTTCCCGTCTCGCTTGCCTTGATATCGATATTGTTTAAGAGTAAGGTAAAGTCCTTAGTATTGAGGAGTGACGTTCTTCGCTGCCGAGGCACCGCGTTGCCCATGCAAGTCAGTTCATCCTCGACAAATGGCCAGCATTGATTGACGGCTATCTCGTACATTTCTTTGTCGGTGTAGCCGAGGTCTTGCCCCCATATATGCAACCACATGAAAAGAAGCCTGTTCTGAGCATTGCTTCGATTTTTCTTATAGGGCTTTAATTCAAGATCCCAAGGTTTCTTTAAATTGAGCGCGGCTATCTTTTCAAATGCCCGCTCCCTTCCTGATTCGTCTTTAATTATCATATCACTACCTCCCAGTTATTCCAGGGAAACATATCAACAGCCCCATCCGGCTTCCGTATGGTTCCGTTCTCGATGAGCCGATCGACAGCACACGCCCTCGCCCGGTCGCTCGTTACCCAATAATAAGGAAAGCCGCCGTGAGCCATAATTTGGTTGATTACCTTTTGCTCCTTACCGAGTTTTGTTCTTCCGTCTATTATCATTGTTTCTTCAATCTCAGATGCCCGTTATTGACGGTGAGGGCTTCAAAGAAATTCTTATAAAATACTTTTGACTTCTGCCTTCGAAAAGTAACGCTAATATCTTCTCTCTCAATTTCATCTCACACCTTGTCCTTTGGGATTTCGAGGATCATTTTCATGGGAGGTTTACTTAGTAATATTGTAGGATTGAATTGATAACTATTAAAAACCGGATAAATACAATTAATATCGTGGCTGTTCCATGTAACATCAACCTCAATCCTCTCCACGCTCTCATCTTCCACCGGAGGGTAGAGGCGGGTCCATCCACTTTTACTGTGAATTACATCTTTCCTTATATCCTTGTTTCCGGTCATGAAGCCCAGTATACCTTTTTCTGATAAAACCCCTGATTGGCTCATCATGTTTAAACCGAGGCTAATGCAAGTAAAGAAATTTAATCTACATTGATCGCCATCATAGTATTCCCATAGCTCTCCACGCGTCTCCGGCCTGATTTCCTCTTCTTCGTAATGGGGGCTCCAGTCACCCACTATATCCTCCAACATCACAAGGGAGTCATCATCGTCCCACCTCAGTATGCTAAATTCATCACGGAATGCAATTCGGTTTGATGTCGTGCTTTCTATTTTGCCGTCAACTTCTAGGGCTTCTGCTACATTCATCTTACACCTCCCTTTAGTTTGTAATATCAAACCCATATCATTATGAGGCCACTTACTGCCATAGCCGCAAACCCTATAAATCCCACCGAAACGACTGCAAGCTTATACCATTCAGCAGGATCGTCTTCTGAGCATTTACGAATAAATAGTGCCGAAAATAAAAAAACCATTCCTGTTTGAAAAATACTATCTAACATTTCACACCTCCAATATTATTGATATTCAAAAACCCGTGTCTTGTCGGGCCGCGTCTCTATTCCGTACCTTGTTAGACCAAATAGCGTCGAGTTTCTTAATGTGGTTTTGGCGGGTCATTCGTTTTCTTCCTACATCCGCACTCGAACCGTGGGGCATAATGTTCATCACACCACCCACAAGACCAGTGGCCTGTTTCCCCGGCTTGGTTGCAGTTTACTCTTTCTAGGTCGTCATGTTCAGGCTTCCTGCCAGTTCTGTCCTCAAAATCATTCCCATCTATCATATTCTCCTCCTCAATTATGGTTGACATTGTTTGCACTCCTTACACACCTCATCGTCTCTGGCAAAATGTCTTTCTCTGGCCTCGGATATCGGTATGATCTCACCATCAACAACGTTGCAAAGGATATGCCTTTCCTCTTTTGATATTCCGGGGGCGTTGTCGTGAGCGTTCATTTAGCACTTCCATAACTTAGCAGCCTCACTGGGCGACAACCTTTAATCTTTGCCGCCGACTTCATGGCAGAATTCAGGGAGCTACCTATGATACCAGCCTTTACATACCAAATGCAAAGGCAGTATAGACAAAAACCGTGTGAAGAACTGGTATTGTCGAGGGGCTCCTTGTCTCCCAGTACTTGATTGCAGTTGCTGCATACGCTTATCATGATGCCTCCCTTTTATATGTAATTATTACTGTGTTAAATTATCGCACATTGGTGTACGCGGCTCCCATCCTTCTAGCTGCGTCACCCATATATTTGCGGGCACTCCATGTCCGCCTTGTGGCCCATACCAGATATCACTACGTCGAGACCCGTCAGGATTTGTACGGTAAACTGTGGCAACTAAAGTGTCCTCGCAAAAGCTTTTAATCTGCCCCGTGTTGTCCGTTCTTTTGCTTTTAATATGCTGCCCAACAAAAAACATAACCAATTTATGCAACCGACCGCTAACCTCGGTGCTCAATCGATCTGTGTTGCTTTCTGGTGTCATTGTCTTGTCCATAGGTCTCCTTTCTAAATGCGGCCGCTGATAATGGCGTTATATTTATTCCGGTGTGAGGCCTGTTCAGTTTTCCTTCTGACTTTTTAATCATGACTTGCCCTCCCCTATTTCCTTGTCAAGATCAACCCATGCCTTGAATTGAGGCATCAATAGGGCATCTGCTATGGCTGCAAGCTCTACCCATTTATATCGCTAACACTCCCGTTGTCCTAGCCATAGGTTAATGGCTTCGATAATTCCTTCCGTTACCGTTTTTTGATCTGTCTTGCAAGCACCTACAAATCTTGCCCACAGAATAACGGGAACTTTCTTGATTGATTTATCTTGCGTCTCTTGAATTTCTTTTGCTGTCATATTATGCCTCCCTTAAGGTATTAGATATTTTTTCTATGGTTTTACTTTTCAGCTTATGCCTATTGTTATAATAATTAAAGATCGTTGATACAGAAAGTCCTGTGATATCGGCTTTGTCTCTCAGTGTCATTTTTTCATGTCCCAATGCCAGTGAAGATGAACCTAGAAGGTGGACAACTTCTATTGGGTCGTACTTGTATCCCCCCTGAAGATAACGAACCAAAGCCGGATACCTTACACCATTCACCCTAGCAAATGTTGCTATATTATGCCCACTAGCAACTATCGCTTGCAATAATTCTTTTTGATTAGCAGTGGCACCTTCTCTTTTTAGCAGCTTACTGAGTGGAGTTGATATGTACTTTCTTGGCCCTGCCGCTGGCTTTACGCTAGAAACTCTCGGGCCGTGTGGTTTATATAATGAACCGTCTGGCTTTACTATCTCTAATCTAAGGTCGGGATATTCAGAAGCAAACAGCTTATATTTCTTCCTGTTGTAACTATATGCCTGTCTAGTGCCCACAACCTCATAGAATATACCATCATCTACAACATAAAAATCTGGACGGTATGAATGGTATGGCGGAGGTAATTTAAACTTTTTTGGTTGCTCAAAGTAAAGCTTGCCGCCTCTTTCTAATAATGCAGCAAACTGGTCCTCGGATGCGCTCATGAACCGCTCCTTTCGTTAATTTGATAAAACAAGTTTACCACAGTAAACACATGAATGCAAGCTTTATTTTAAATTAATTTTCAGGCAATAAAAACCCCGCTACGTTTCCGCAACGGGGTAATTAGGAGTATGGGGAGTTTAACCCCACTTGATGAGGCCGGGGAGATGAAGCCCGGTTATTTGTTTATTTCTTTACAGCCTTCACTGCCTTCACTGCCTTCACTGCCTTATGTCCGAGGCCGGTTCCCGTGAATGCGTAAGCGATATTTTTTACAGGGCCGGTATATTCCGGGTAGCCTGCGGCCGTAAGTATATCGGCAACTGCGAAAAGTATAGCTCCGATGGCCGTCTTCTTGCTGCTAAAGAACTCCCATAATTTCATTATCTGAATCATCGTATTGCTCCTTTCTCCATTTTTTTAATTCTATTTTATCCTTAGTCCACCCATATAAAAAAAATAAACGCTGATGTAACCGGGATTATAAAGAGCAACTCAGGCATTATCAGCACTCCACTTAAGCCTCAAACCCACCGCCGTAACCTGGCTATCCTCAATCGATCGGTAAACCGTACTCCAAAAACAAGAGACTGTTTTATTTATCCGGCCCTCTACCTCACCCTTACTGATATAGTCCGATGAGTCGTCAATATTAGGCTGATAAAAGACAACGACTTTCCAATTCTCCGTAGAACCCTTTAATCGGAGGGACCATCTTTGATCGACATAATCGCCCGGCTTTCGGCTTTGGTGGAGTATGCCAAAACTAACGGATGCTTTTCGAGCGCCTTTTTTGTAGATGTAATACTTCGGTCCAGCGCCGAGAAATATTTCCGAATCGATTCCAAGCGCTCTATCAAACGATCCGCTTCCGTCAACCCACGCGCTCCAGTCCTCATTTATTACCGGGTCCCATCCTATGCCTATGCCTCCGTTATTTTTCGTCGTTAATTCCCCAGTCTTGCCGTATTCCCGGTACAGGTAATATTCGAGGTTTGGCTGAGGCTTCTTTGATACCCGTATCTTAACGGCATTGCTCGTGATCGATCCTCGGTCAACGTGCCAGTCCCGATGGTGCAAGAGGTCGAGGGAGAGGTCGAAAGCATTGCCAGATGATGGTATCAATATAAAAAAAATTAGCAGTCTATACATTTAAACCACCCCAACTAAGCTCATTCATGTTAAGAGCCGCCTGCTTCCTGAATTTATATGCCGACTTTATCCTCTCCCATGTCCACAAGTCCTCTTGTTTCCACCATTCCACGGGGGGGTTATTAAAATCACGAAGGTTGCCTATGCCTCTAAATCCAACACCATCCAGATTGTAGGCGCTATTAGACTCCAGAGTTAGCACCCGGTCGGTTTCCTCGTGATGATCGACAATGATAAACGTATGCCCCCCATTCCACTTGCCTCGCCATCCTTGAACAACTGTCCATGGCTTAATATCGGTATCGTCCATGACGGACCCCATGCCGCTTTCAATAACCGCCGTGACCGGAGAAAAGAAATCATCTGCCGACAATATCATCATCTGACCGTGACGCTTCGAGCCCCATTTAAACTCTGGATGCGTATCGGCCCACGCTTTCACGAGGAGTGCCTCCACAAAGGTACAGCAATTGTTAGTCTCAGGTGGTGACAGGGGGACACTGAGCCCCGGTAGGGGGAAAGGATATCGGGCCGCGTGCAGTTCATAGGTAAACGGGTGAAACTTTTCAAGCAGATTAATTAAAACTGATTCTTTGATATTCATTTTTTAGCGCTCCTTATTTCATCCTTTAAATCTTTGGCAAGGCTTTTCAGCATTTTCCCAAATTCCTCAGTATGATATCTAAAATCTTCTTTCGTCTCTTTTCGCATAGCATCTATAGTCTCATTAAAAGTCTTCATACCAACTTTAACCGCCACAGATTTACTAACATCAAAAACCCGATAGGCTAGTATACTATATAGGGTAGCAAAAAGGCCCGCCAGTATACCTAACAACCATTTAATATTTTCAGGGTCTTTTTCGGGCATATCAGGGCCACCCTATATCGCTAATTACCAATTCTCGTAACATCCAATCTAGTTCTATGGCGATGAAAGAATTTTCCTGCTTGGGCTGGTTTATCTCGTATCGTTACCACATCTCCAACATCAAGAAATACTGTTGCCGATCCTGAATCAGAACGCGCCCCTAAAAGATCTTCAAGCTTTGCTTCGTCTATCCACCATTCATGTCCGCTAGAACACACAACATTATCAACGTGGCGTATTTTAGTTTTTACAATCCCATTTAAAATATATCTTGTCTGATTGCCATCATTAGGAAATGAGAATGCCAGCGTTGAATTTTTGTAATCGGCCTGTGAACCAACATTTTTAATATCTTCAGTAGCATCCCTTAAATTATCCCATTCCAAGCTTAGATTATTAAAAGCAAGCACCTCTAAGAAATGATTTGCCCCGCCAATATACTGATTATTTCCCAGCTTAACAAAATGAGGAACGTGATTTATGCTAAAGTCTATATCATACTCAAAACACCATTCTTCGACTCCGTTACCAGACCCGGATTCAACTATCATAATTTGGTCATTATCAGGATAAAATAAGAAACTTAGAGATGAGTTGTTGTTATATGTGGCTGTGCCGAGAGTTGCGGATAATGCAGTTGCAACAGGAAAACTTTCTGGTGGGGTACCGGGCGAGGTAGGGCTTTGCGATACAGCTGATTCGTTGACAAAGATTGCGAAAGAATAATTAACCTCTGGCTGTCCGTGCATACCAGTATCTCTCCCCAACTTAAAAGTGCCCTCGCCACCCGCCAGAACTGTTATCTCGCCAGTAGATAAGCTTGTCGATAGATTACCAAATGATCCCCCTTCTTGTATATTGTCTTTCCATTGATAAAAAATATTGGCTGTGCTGTAGGCCTCAAAAAAGCCAACAGAATCTTCGTAGGAAAGAAATGCTGTTTGAGGTCCGACATAAAGATGATTCCCATCTGATACCGTCAGATTCCCCACTACGCTCAAGGGCAAATTGATTTTAAATTCATTTGAATTTACATCGTACCCGGCCCCTCCACCATAAGCTGAAGAAGATAGAGCTAAAAATATGGCTATAAATAAGAAAAGTCTTTTCATTTTATCCGCCCTCACTGACTTGATACACTGTCTATATAATCGGGGTTATTTTCTAACCACCTCTGTTTATTGATCGCCTTTGAAAAGTTAATCATGTCGGCAAAGGCTCGTTTAAATTGGGCGAGAACGCTTAACCCCGTTATGGTCTTTGTTTTTTTCAGGCGTTCAACTTGCGTCGTTGTGATCGTGAATGTTTCAAGCACTATCCCGGTATCACCATCGCTCACTATTACTTTGAGGCTGCTATAATCGGCAAAAGCCGGCCCTGCCAAAAACATAAAAACAAAAACAAAGATTAACTTTTTCATTACTTTTCTCCTTCTCGTTAGTTTAATAACTGCCATGTATTTTGAAGTATCCTCTTCCGGTATCAACGTACTTAAACGCCTCACCATCGAAATTCATACCGCTGTGGTTCCCAAATTGAACAGACCCAGCCCTTATCGTCTGGCTACCTTTGGCATTTACAAAGCATTTTCTGATTGCCGGAGTTCCGCTTGGTTTTGTTAGGACAATAGATATCTCGTTACCTCGCGTTGCGGGGCTTGACGAATACAAGTTAAAGGTGATATTGTTATTCGTAATATCACAATCAAAATAAGTATCTGCCGAGGCTACTTCAATAATTGGCGCTGTGGTAGTTGAATAGCTTGAAAAGACAGAACCTGCAAGGTGTAAACTCCCATCTTTATCAAGACTCGCTTTCTCCACCCCATCCCAAGACATTTTCCAAAAGTTTTTAATGCCGATTCCTTCGTCAACACTGGTTATATTAATAAAAAGCCCATTAAAGCCTGCCGTACCGGCTTGGTCTACGTGTTTCTCTATTGTTACAGCATTATAGATCCCCGAAGTATTTGAGACATGTGAAAAAATGAAGTCACCTATCCTTAGCCCGATTCCGGGAATTGAAAAGTCAGTAGCAGCCAGAATTAATGCAAAATTATCAGCTCTATTTAAAGTCCCTGACGTAAGATCATTAGATGTAAAACGTCCGTTTTTGTCGAATTTAAATATTGGAAAGCCTCCATTTTGAACTTCCAAAAGATTGGTCGAACTACCGTCAGCATTAATCGTCGTATGCCCCGTTGCCGCGACAGACAAACCGCCTGTACCACGAGTACCTGTTGTTAGCGTATATTCTATGGAGATATTATTAAACTTTCCGGTATTAAAGATAGGGGAGTCGCCTTCTTTTAGGGCGCCACTTGTATATAACGAGAATGTGTCATCTGAAACACCACCTTCGCCAAATAGATCCGGTGGCCCGGAAACCTGAGTAACCGGCTCGGTAGCGAAAGCGGGCACCGATAAGAGTAGTAGGGTTAAAAGTAACTTTTTCATATTAATTCCCCCTTGTTATAACATACACATCGAAAGAGCCGCCCCCGGTTTTAGATACAAGTCGCGCCTGTAAATGCGTCCACGGTTTTAGGGCGTAATGACCTGCCGGTAGTCCATTACTATCCGGCAGAGTAAGAGCCGCCACAAAAGGTCCATTTTCCCCGACAATGGTACCCTCCAGCACGATCTCCCAAGCCGAAGGACTCCCGTTCACCACTACCTGCATAGTAGACTGGTCGGGGAGAAAGCCCAATGGTATTTTGAATATAGCTCCGACGGTTGATACATTATCGAATACCTGTATGACGGGCGTTCCCGGCACCCTTAGAGCCTCGCTCGTCCCTCGATGTTTCGATCCGGCGTGGGCTATTGTTACTGCGAATAGTATGATGATTGTGATTACTGCGGTGTACATTTTCATTTTAAACCTCCATTGTCCCTATTATTCTTGGGGACATTTTAATCTATTTAATCTGATGCGGTATCGTCAAGGAATATGGAAATCTATATTTTCGCAAATCCTCATTGACAACATCAATAAACGCTATATCTTGTCCATTTAGGGCTGATACACGGTTACCCCCCCCACCTGTTATCGTAAACGAAGTTCCGTTAATCTCAGTCCAATCCGTATCGTCCCATCTATATATACGCATAATATTAGAAGTATCATCAATTAACACTATATCCCTACTGTTTAGAGATGTTATGGATGGGTTGCCCCCGAGGCCGGGGATATTTAATTCATTACCCACCAATACCCAATCGGTACCATCAAAGCGATACGTTCTAAGGTCATCTTGTGAAGGATCTATATAGGCTATTAGATCACTATCTAATGAGGTTATAGATGATGAAGCCGCCCCGCTTATCGACAATGTGTTGCCAACTTGCGCCCACGTTGAACCATTAAAACGGAAAGTTCTTATTTTGTTAGCATCAGATAATACGACATCCGTATCCGATAATGTGGCAAGCGATGGGGTACTGGACATTGTTATTGTTAAACCACTACCTACAAGCGCCCATACTGACCCATTATGACTATATGCTCTTAATGATTTAATAGTTTGCGACACAAAAGCCACATCGTTATCTGTTAATCTTGTTAGCGCAGCTTGTTCTCCAGGCCCTAATGTTATGGTAAATCCACTACCAATAAGCGCCCATACTGACCCATCGAATCTATAAAGCCTCAAAGAATCAAGTTGAGAATCCAAAAACGCCACATCTGTATTATTCATAGCGGCTATGATTGCCGATGATATTCCTGGTATATTAAGGTCTGAGCCTATTTTGCTCGGATTGGACCAATTAGGATTTATCAAAAACCATGATGGTAAATCGCTTATTACTGATAAAAAACTACCTTCGGGGCCTTTTGATAGCCTTTTTAATACCCCATCATCCCGATAGTAAATATCGCCGTCGGCATCGGAACCAATATTGAATGATAACCCACCTAAAAATTTACCTATATTTGACCATGATGGGATTCCAGACGCAAGCTTTAGCCATGTATCATCTGCCCCCTTACCAAGCCTTTTTAATACCCCGGCATCACGGTAATAGATGTCGCCGTTAGCATCGGAACCGAGGTCGTATTCTAACCCATCCCGGAACTTGTAAGCCCCTCTGCTTCTTACAACTTGCTCATTTGATTCATCTACAATGGTTAATATGTTTGAATCATTTGACGAATTATCCACAAGAACATTTGTCAAGGTGCCGCCGCCAGCATTCCGGGCAACCCCATCTATTTTATTTCCGTTTCTATTCGTATTTATATGATAAGCTGTCGTTAAAATACCTGTTGATGCGTTCTCAATAACTACTTTACCAACTACTCTATCACCAGCAAATGATATAGCCTTATCCGTTGTGCCAGTATGTGATAAAACAAGATTGAGTACTCCTTCAATAATAATATTACTATTAAACAGTATTACCGAGGATGCTTCTAATGTTGCTCTTGTGAACGTTGATCCTTCCAGGATTCTTAAAGTTATGCCTCCGGGAATAGTCATGCTAGATGTTAGAACTTGCGTTTCTTTTATTAAAACCCTGTTTCCCGACGTTGGCGCATCAGCAATATAAGCCGCCAAGGTTGCATAATCGCCCTCGTCGGCATCAGAGTCAATAACAATCCAATCCTCGACTTGTGCGCTGAAATATATAGCGAATCTATCTACAAGATTCCAGAACCAATTAAAGTTCTGAGCGGGGGGCTTTACACCAAACAGCCACCCGGACGTTTTGCGGCCCGGCGAGGGCGTTACGATCTCCCCGGCTGCATCCCAGTCTATTTTTTCCCCTGGTTTTGGATTGTTTCTTGCCATTACTTATCTCCCTTTATGCGCCAAAGAGAAAGTTAGATGTTCTGTCGATCATCCACTTTCTTGCATTACTGGTTTCTTCTTTTATGCTAATTCCAAAATCTTCAAAAGCCATACTTAATTCAATTACGGCCCGCGACAAACTCCCTTCTGTCACCTTCAATAGCTCCCCGTCGGGCACTACATCTTCTGGGAGTTGCAAGCGATCACGTAAACGCATAGTCAGGCGCTCAAGGCGGGACTGGCTTTGGGCGGTGTTCGATTTTTGGTTCTCTTCTGCTTTGGTCACTGTTTTATCCTTTGGGGCCACTCAGCCAGCCCTTTAGCTTGTCTTGTTATATCGACTGTACTTTTGAGAGTCCACCGCCCCCGCCGTCTACAACCTCATAAGACAATGGGAAAGATGTGAATATATCAGTGTCGAGGGTTAGCGTTGTGGGGCCGTCAAGATTCGTTACAATAGCCTTTACGTTTCCCGTGACCTCGACTACCTCGCTGCCTATAATCGCGCCGTCTGCGATGAACCCGGCGCCACTGTCAACCAGTTTAAAAGACGTGACAGAAGTATTCTCCCCTGTCGAAAATAAGTCATCAAATCCCAAAGTTCCGATGCTATTCTCAAAACCAAAAGCGTTCTCAGGTGATATGATAGAAGATACGACGGCAACACCAGCCGCAACAACATCCTGCATCAACGTAAATGCTGCCGAAGCTAAAGCATCGGGGACCGGCGTGTCTGAAAATAATTCAACGCCAGCCGGGTAAGAAGGAATAACTTGAACCAGATTTCCCCCTGTTATTATCTTCCATACCGATAAGACTCTGTTTATATCACCCTCGGAAACGTTGACCCCCGCCCTGGCCTTTAAAAATAGCTTGTAGGTAGCGTCATCCTGTCCGTTTCTATCCTGACCGACTATAGTGCCGATTCCGTCGAGCTGTACACCCTCACTATTGTCGATATCGAGCCTACCCTGCAAATCAAATAAAACGTCTTCAAGGTCTTGTATTTGCTGACCGCCTAAAGAATCAAGCAATGCCTCGATTCCAGTCTTTCCTTTATACTGAAAAAGAAGTCGGTCTTTTGCTTGTTGTGCGTGATTTGTTATTTTATCGGTCATACGTGTGCTATTATTATGTTAGAGGTATCCCAAAGTGATATTTCAACAGCAACCCCCGGCGTTATTCCGTCATCAATTACGATATTATCATCAAGGGTAGGACTCGGCGCTACCCCTATCCTTACAACCACGTCGGTTATTCCGGGCACTTCGCCAAATTGATTTATGAGGGCGTTGGATCCGAAGACTATAACATCTTGTCCAGTGCCCAAACTGTCGCCCCACAATACTATCAAGGTTTCAACCTGACTATCACTATCTGAAGGATAGTCGCTTGTCACCGTTAAGTCAAGTTCGAGATAAATATCTACTCCAGTTGGACGAGAGAATTTTACCACATTATCATTGCCTTCGTCATCAATAAAATTACCAATTTCATCACCATGCGGCTCAATACCAGCCGAACCTGATTCACCGATCGCGTTGAATATCTCTTGATCTCTTTCCGTCGATCCACCTGCCTGATAGACAAAGACCTCAAAAGCCTTTCCGGGTATGCCTCTTACGTCTACTGATAGGGTGGTGTTATCAATCACCTTAACGTCTTCAAGTTGTACAGCCCCTTCAACATCATTAAGCCTTAATACGTGGTTTCTGATAGCCGCCCTCGGCCCTGCTACGCTTGTAACGAGTCTCGTTCTTCTTCTTATTCGCGCCGCCGCCACTGTTTCAAGGTCACGACCGACCGTTGCATCGTTAGGGTTCGTGGTAGAGTTTAAACCGGCTATAGGATTGTCTATTACCGTCAATGTATCAGCGTTTGCAACCGTCGGGCCTGTTACCGTTGCCGTCATTGTAGTAGTTCCCTGATATACTCCCGGCGTTGTTTCGTCTATCGTAATAGTAACCGATCCCCCAGCGTCGAGCGTATTCGTTGAACTCGTCAAGTCTATCTGAGGTTGTGTCCCGTCATCGCCCGAGAAAGTCACGACAACCGCCCCCCCAAAAATGCTTACTATAACGCCGCTAAGTCCCGAAAGAGCGTTTAGCTCTGCTTGTACATCCATAGCAGTATGATCCCATTCGATTAAATTCGTGGATTCACTGCCGAATACAAGCTTGAAACTTCCGCTTGTAGGGGTTGCGCTGAATGTTATCGTCTGTACTTCATCCGTACCCGCTATCAAAGTCACCTCATTGTCGGTTATGAACTTTGATCCACTATCGTTATCGACACTTAAAATAGTTCCCGCCGCGATGACCGTTGAAACCACTCCGAAAAAAGCCTGTGGTGATATTGTCGATTCAAGGGCTTTTAACCTCGTGAAAGCGTTCATCGTAGCCGCACTATCAAAGCTTGCCCCCTCGGCGGTGTCGGGATACTGGGAATCATATATGAGTTGTATAAGTTCCCATAACAAAGACTCCCTTTCTGAAAATATGGAGACCTGCTGACCGATAACGCTTTCCGGCGTTGTGTTGATTTGATCACCGTATGAAGCCCGTAACACAGCCTCAATTTCAAGCTTTATCTCGGCAAGCCTTTTAATCGTCAACCCTGTTTCGTCAAGCATTATGGTAATACCTCGCTAAAGTCTAATACGCCCTCTGTGGTACGTGCCCTGAATTCTATGTTTAAAGTCCTTGCAGAATCTAAATCGGCGGTGAATTTCAACAGTTCAATCACGCCAGGCGTTGTTATAATTTGACGCTTGAAAAGTGTATCTACAATTATCGGGTCAATATTCTTTTTAAGGATATGCTCCATGTAGGGAATGCCTATCCTTTTATCGATGAAGTATTCACCTAAAAAGATTTTTAATCGTTGCGACAAATGCTGACTAATTGCATCGACTCCGGTTGTCAGCACAAAGTCATTGCCAGTCAATTCAAGATCGCCGTCGTCATTTAATTGCAGGTCGCTCAATCTAAATTCACCTTTGTTGACAGGGCCGAAGTTAATACATTGCTAGGAATGCTGGTTGGGCTTCCGGGCAAAGCTGAAACGTGGGTATGAAGTGCATATAACGTCGATAACGTATCGCCCAAAACTGCTTTTTCCGAACCGCTTCCCAGATTAATAGTCGTCGCCAGAGCATCGATAACGGTTGCCGCATCGATCTTTATATTGCCGCCAACAATGTTTATATTTCCATCGCCCGTTAATTCGACTTCTGCGTCGCCATTTTTAACAAATAAACTTGTCGAGCTTACTACTGGTAATGCTGTTTTAAACGGCCTCACACCGGGAATAAATATCGCATCGCTTATATGATGATGACGCGGGTCATCCGGCGAAACGCTTGCCCCCTCCCCGGAAAGCCATGTGTCCAATGATCTTTCCGAAAATAGGATTATCCCTAAATCTCCAGCTTTCAAAGGCAGGTGGATAAAAGCACTCCCATTATTAGCAGATTGCCATTGAACTGGCACGTTATTTATTACGGGAAGGTCAACCGCCTTGTCTTCGTTTTTATACTTAGTTTTTAACAAAGGCTCAATCTCGGCCTTTTGAGTGGATGAATCATAGCTTTTTATTTTTGCAGGCAAGCAAGTGTGAACTTCAAGCATCATGTCCCTGAAGAATTCAATCCTTGACTGTGCCCACTCTTTAGTACTCATACAGTTTTAGCCTCACAATCGACAAACCATGATGCGCCGTGCGTATCGCCCGTAAACTTTGATTTTAGTATCTTAAAAAAGCCATCCACCTCTTTACTTTTAATGCTCACTAAACGCCCCGGCTTAAACCTTGTGGTCTGCATTAACGCCTTAAAGTCAACACCATCTTGCTTCGAACTATCGGCACCTATCAATCCAAGCCGTGGACTCCCTATTAATCCGGTGGTGGGGGTCAGTAAGATAGCATCCTCCCCGGTATCTTCGTCCTCACCTAAAATCTGAGTTTCATTGTCTTGAATTGAGAATTCTAGCCCTTGTTTTTTTGTCAATTGATCTACTACGCTACTAACTAATCCAGAGGCCGTAAATCCATTCTGGACAACCTCGTCTTTAATATTTGCAACAGATCCGATTATTGCCTTTCCGGTATCTTTCATTATCTGAAAAGCATCCTCGATTATAGTCTTTACCTGAGTTCCAGCGACGTAGCTCTTTTCTATCCGGGCCTTCGTAAGGCTTTCGTCTCCATCGCCCACTTCAATGGTGGTAATAAAATCAGCTCCATTTCTTGCCGAAAAGGCCCTCTTTATATCTCCCGTAAAAAGAAGGTCGACATTTTCCCCATACCCAACCTCCAGGGTCAATGACAAATCTTCTTTAGATTTCAAGATGCTTTTATGATCTTCATTCAGGTTGTAAATCATTATTTTAGCTGTATTGGGCGTTTTTTTATCAGTCTTTGTGATATCAAAGGATACCCTAAGTCCTTCGATCTTAAATCCTTCGCCCCCCTTCGGCCCCATCGTTACCACGGCTTTTCTATTCCATAATTGCATTATGCGGACTCGTATAACATAAAGACATTTTCTTGAAGATCGAACCTGCCAGGGCTCACATTTTCATCGACTTTATTAAGTACAAACAAGTTACCGGACGGTAATTTCTCGTCTACAAATCTATCCAGCAAAGAAACCCCGGCCACAACAGATACCCCGGAAATAATAGGTTCTTCGGTGGCGGTCTGTATATCAAAAACCCATCTGTCGGTCCGGCTATTATATCGGAACTTAAAAGAATAGGTTGTGGCATCCAAATCAGTTTGAAATGAGAATGCAGGGACGTCGTTTCTTAAGGGTAATTGTACGATGCTCATTGTGGAGCGCCCCCGAACAAGCCGACTCGGATTTTTTCGGCAAATGTTGTCCCGTTGGATGCCGTTTGTGCATCAGGCGCTACGCTCGGCTTTTTACCGCCCTTTACGTTTTCCACGGCCCCATCAACCGTAGTTACTGCCACGGGTATATCCACGGTCTCGCTTTCGATTATCCGTATCTCTTTAAATGAGGCTTTAAATTCAAGTGAATTAAAATTTCTAACATCTCTCGGCATATCCAGTTTTTCCATTATCATATTGGTATATGTTTTAATGGAAGTCACTATTACAAGGGGAATATTTTCCTCATAAATATATTCAAGTATATCAAAAGCGTCCTTAGATGGTTTATCCCCATCCTTTAATAACTCGCTTCCCAACTTAGAAACCGCACCCGTTACAACGGCCCCACCTAATCCGTCAACTAAACTTCCCGTAATGCCTGCGATATTCCCCGCTATGGCCCCCGCAACAGTAAGAGGATCATCCGATATAACCCCATCAATAGAAATCTCTCGACCTCCCTTAATGACATGATCTGAAATATTCCCCCCGTCCTCTACTTCGTGTTGCGTAGCCTTTGATTTTAGAGAATGCTGCTCGGCTTTGGTAGCGTCTATTTTTAACAATTCTAACGTTTCGCCATCGTCTCCAGACAAGTAGGAAATTGAAACTCTTTTATCGCTCCCTGCTAAGTCGAATATGCTCGCCATTAGAATTCCCTCGGCGAAGAGGTTGCGCGGTCTGCTTGCCTCATTAAGCCACTTACTGCATTTTCAGTGCCGGATTCTATGGCAACTGCCGCAGCCTCAGCCGACAGTTCTGGGGGCAAAGGTGGCAGTGTTATGGGGGCGTTTAGATTGACTACGGTGCTTGATGTTTTATTCCCGGACTCAAAGGCATTTCCTAAAGTACCTAACCCGGCACTGCCCGGACTCCCAATTTTAATATCTCCAATTCCCGATAAGCTTTTCAAGGGATTCAATAATAAGAATTCATTGAGAAACCCGAATAATAATTTCGTTTCATCGACAATGACTCCGAAGGTATCGCGTATAGTAAAAAGAATATCTCTCGTAATTCCAAACGCTTCGGGGAGCTTCTTTTCGAACGCTTCAATTATTAGCCCTGTGATAGAATCCTTGCCTTGAAAGAAACCGATAATATCTTCAACAACCAATCCTAGTGCAACCAACCCGGCTCCAATAAGTATAGGCATTAACAGGGCGGTTGCATTCATTAAACTTATTGTAACGCCGAGCAATTTAAATCCTTTGATTAATTTAAAAACGAGTATTGCCATACCTCCAAGCGCCGACAACGTACTAATAGCCGTAAATCCAAGCATGGCAAACGCTGCAAACTTAATGACCGTTCCCAGCCCTCCAAACGCATCGGTAAGGTTTATTATGGCCTCAAAAACAGCAACGGCTACCTTGAAAAGAACCTTCATAGCAACCGATACTTGCTTAAAGAACTTGACAAATCGGGCTTTAATTATCTTTCTGTTGACTTCAAGTATATCTAAAAATGCTTTCTCTATCTCTTTCGCCTGCGGTAAAAGCACCTTGCCAATTGCTCTAGCCTGAACAATTAAAACATCTGCAATGTTAGACATGATTCCGAGAAAAGATTTCGCTTGTCTATCCATCAGATTAAAAAATTTGCCGCCTTCGCTTGACATAGAAATAAAGGCTTTTTCGACCTCGGGAAACCCTATTTTCCCTGCTGATACCAATTTTGTAATTTCGGCTTGACTCTTACCTAATTGCTCAGCCAACACCTTTGCTAACGGAACTCCAGCTATAGCAAAATCTCTTAATTCTCTCCCGGTTAATTTCGCTTGAGTTTTAACTTGTCCATAATTCAAGGCTAACCTGGACAAAGGAACTGATAATCCGGCAGAAACATCTCCTAAAGCCTTTAATGTTCCTATCATTTTATCTGATTCAACGCCCATTCCTAATAATTGCCTAGCTGCGGATTCTACTCCAGGTAACGTAAAGGGGGTTTTGGTTGCGAAATCAGCCAGATCTTTTAATAATTGCTGAGCCTCTTCGACATTGCCAAGCATTGTTTCAAAGGCAATTTCAGTCTGCTCGAAATCACCCGCAACTTTCAGAAAGCCACCAATCGCAATAGATGCACCGGCGAAAAGGATGGTCATCCCCTTAACGCCGCGCTGAATATTAGCCAGGGAATTGTCGAGTCTGGTTAGATCGGCATCGTCAACTTCGAATCCTAATCTAACAAATATGTCGCGTACTTTTAAGGCCATTATTTTTTAGGATTCTTCCTTTGATACTCTTCAGCATCTAACTCTATGTCTAGGGATTCATGTGCGTCTGCTATGTCATTGATTGACCAGTATTCCTCAATTTCATGTAAGGTGGCATCGCCCGCCCGAATGACACGCCAGATAAACCAATCTAGGCCGGTTTCTTTTGGCTGCCAGCCGCTTTTGACTTTAAACTGTTGATGATACCACCGTCGGGAAAAAAATCAGAGTACTCGTGCTTGAAGGCTTCCCAGAGGACTTTGTACATCCTTGCGAGTTCGCCCTTGAAGTGTTCATCAATTGTCGCTTCTTTGTCCAATGAACCAACGCCTTTATGAGTAACCTGACTCAATAGCCTGTTGATTATGAAATCAACCTCACCCTCAGTCGCCCTTTCATAAAAGCTATTTGCTACAGATTCAAGATCGACATCGGCATCTAACAGAGATTCTAGCCCTTCACCGGAAGCTTTGTTAAGCATTCCGATCAAGGACGGACCTAAAATCCTTTTAATGCGCCATAGCAATTTATTTGACTGTATCGCCCCCAGTTGATAAAAGGTATATTCTTCGCCGTTAATTGATTTGGTCATCTCTTCCCTTGCCATTAGTTACCTCCAATGATGTAGATTGGCATGGACCCCTGGAATTCCCATGATCTATCCCCGTGCTCTTTTGCAAATTCAGAGTCGGGGAGTTCGGTGAAAACACCCTCTGGCATAGTGGCGAGAGAAGCCCCGAGATTATCCTTAAACAGAATAGATTCAATTCCGTTTGCGATGGCCTTCGCGCTTAAAATAGCATTGTCAGACGAAGACTGAGGCAACACGACGGTTATAGTTCCCAATGTACTCAGGTTTTTAGTGCGGGTAACTTCTCCTTGCGTTCCTTCTGTCATAAAGTTTTTCGGCTCATTTTTTGCTATAGTGACCGAATCAAACTTGATTATAGAACCTCCTATAATCAATGACCCGTCTCCAGGACTATATGTTTTGCTCATAATTTAACCTCCATTAAAGTGATAGTTTTCCATCGATGCCAACCTTGTGAACCGCACCTTGAAAGTTGGCTGAAAACGTGATTCCTGAATAAAATCTTGCGGCCCTATCGGCAACCGACAAAGTGCTTGCATCGGGTACAGTGACTATAATAGTATCGCCTTGTATGAATCCGTCATCAATTGAAACCTGAAGTTCGGCCCTGATATCGTTTTCAAGGGTAGCGCCCCCGTCGTTTGTCAAGGGTATTTTAGGCTCATTCAATATGGTGGTGAAAATCCTTTCTGACATCCTTGTGCTTAGTTTATCCGAACCCCTCATAGTGTCAATAAACTCACCTGAAGCCACAACAGCGTCCGAAGATATAACATTCACGCCGCCTACATTTTCAAAGAAGTTCAGACTATTAGCCTTCAAGTTTGAAATCTCAGTCGGCGTGAAACTGTCAACAAGGATGCTTTTAAGAACCTTCATCCTCCATGTAACGCTGCCCGGCGTTTCGGGTGCGAATCTGCCTACATAAGCCGCCTCAGGGTAGTTTTCCTCATCCCCTGAATACATCCCCACCGTCCTGTCACGCACAAGAGCTTTAAGCAGCGCCCCGATATTGGCGGAGGTTTCTGTCAGCATTGTCGCTTGATCGATTGCATAGAAAAACAGCTTCAACCTTGTTTCGGCGTAGGAGGAAGCTTGCGTAATATCCTGAAGCTGCTCATCTTCGGTTGATCGCCTTGTGTTGATGAGGAAGTACCAATCATCGTTTAACTGTTCGAACCTAATCAACTCAGTACTGAGTCCAGTATTCGGGATATTTTCAACCTCTGTCAGGTTTGCATCGACAACAAGTGAAAATCCATCCCCGGCAACATCATCATCGAGATCGAACGTTCCGTCTGAATTGTCGGTTGCCGTAACAGGCTCTGACCCACCCGCAATATCAGCAACGAGTCCGGCGGCTATTTCCAAATTCGTCGCATCTCCGTCTGAAGTGAAGGTAAACGCCGTCCCGTTTATTGTCACCGTATAGAGTGTTAAATCCTCAACTGTTGCAACTGTCACGGTGTTTTGTTGTGCTACGTTCGCAACCCTCTTTCCTATGATGATTTGCTCCGGGCTCAAATCCTGGCTAAAGATTGCATTCGCCGCCAAAAATTCCTCGTCTGTTGTGAGGAAATCTTCGGACACGTCCGATAGGCTTGTATAAATCCTGAAATCTTCTGCAAACGCGGTGTGGATTCCGAAGACCATCGGAGTTCCAAACCCTACTCTTGTGATCCGCGCCGTTTCTCTTGTTATATTAACAACTACAATATCTTTTATTTCAGTTCCCATGCGTACCTCCGTTTAAGTGGGTATTATTGTTTCGATAGTTCCTACGGTTCCTGTGATTTCCGTTGTTTCGACCTCGCCCGGCACGTCCTCCCTGACTATACAATCAGACATAAAAAAGTCCACGGTTGCCCGCCCTTCATGTTTAGTATCCAATAAGGCGGATATGTCTAAAACGTCACCTGTATCGAGAACAGAAACTCCAGCTGCCGTCAATATATCCCTTTTAGTGTTAAGATAAATCGCGTCTGATATTTGAGACCCCATTTCAAGCCATCCCAGATTTGAAAATACGTTGGCGGTCACGGTGAAAGCTCGCCTGAATGGTTTCTCAAATGTATCCAGGGAAACGCGGGTCATTTCAGGCGTTCCTTGAAGTGAAGGCCCCCCTGAGATATTCAAGGTTATATAGGGAAGTTCAGGTTTAACGGCTTTGCGCGGGTCTACTACATCCTGTTTATCCCATATCACCTTGTCATTACCAAAGCCAGACGCGGATATGATAAAGTCGAATATCGCTTTTTCCTTAACCTCGTCTAGTCTGTACTGTCCCATGTTATTGAGCGTCTATTAACAGTCCGATTGATTTATAATGTGGTATCCTTGATGGTGTCAAATCGCTCACTTTCAGTATCTCGTATTGACGACCATTTTTATCTCTTGTGATTAAGTCACTTTCTTTTAGTTCAACGCTCGAATAAATCCTTATTGGCTGTCTTAATCTGTCCGAGTCTGCTAGCTGTATTAAATCACTGCCGCCTAATGGCTGAATATTTACAAGCGTCGTTGTTACATCATCGGCAGCCGAAACCCTGTGTCCATCAACATACGTTCCTCCAGCGCCTTCTCGGTTAATTGTAATCGATTCACTTTGCTTTAGACCCAAATTGCTGACCCCTCATCCTTACCTTGCCCTGAAGTCTTGTGGTGATTGAGGCTCTCATCCTGCCCGTGTCGATTAGCGGCCTGTTGACACCTAAAGAAGTTTTCTTTGTCACTATTTCTGAAAACGCCGTACCTTTTCCACCCCTTGCCTTTGCCCTCATTGTCGATGGTGCGTTCGGGGTAAAAGACCCCGTGTTTATCTTCTCGACAACCTTCTTCTGTCCTAACAATCCAAGCCTGCCGATTAACTTTGTCTTCGTTGATCGACCCCTCAAAACTTCAAGAGTTCCCTTCCTTAAGAATCTCTTAAACTCGCCCTTTGCCTCATCCGTACCGGCCCGCAAAAATGATCTTTCTGGGATCTTATCAGTACCGAATTCATTAGAGGCGGTATAAATAACAAGATCGCTCCCCTGCTCCCCAAAGACACCAACATCAACGCTATCAGGCCCCTTAAATCTCTTTCTAAGCTTACGAAAGCCGGGGTCGCTGTCCTTAACCTTTACTTTAACCCTTGAAGCCATTAAGGAGTTATCACGGCGAATCCAGCTATGCAGCCTTTTCGTATGTCAAGGTACGTTCTCCCGTATGGGGTTTCATCGTATCCGTTTGCATCCTTGGACGTGGACCCGAAGTATTCAATCTCTTCATCCCCCACCTTCTCCCTCTTCAACGCACCACCCCCGCCAGTTCCCGTACTTGACGAAAAAGCCAAACTCAAAAGATGCGCTGCTAAATACCTTTGAGCCCTTTCCTGCTTTGTCCCATAAATAGAAGACGTGATTTGCCCTGCTACATCGCCTAATATTAAGTCAACAACCCCGTCGGTGTTTGTATCAATAAACGTTGTTAATTCCGGGGCTATTGCCTTGATATTAACGGCGGTGGTATCAGCCACTCTCGCCTGCCTCTACCTTATTGTCAAAGGCATTCAGTTTGCCGATTTGCTTGTCGATCTCTTTCAATACCGACACACGGGGCTTGTCTCTTTCGTTTTCAAGATCCCTCAGCTTTTCAAGGTTAGCCACGTCCATTTCATTTTCAATGAGAGTAGCGACCTCCCTTGCCGTCAGTGCCTCATAATCAAGCTCGCCGTCTCCAGCGGCCTCCTCGTTTAAGGCGTGAAGGAACTTGTCGTAGTATTCGAAACGAGTCTCGTTGTATTCCTTGACCTTCTCCCATACAGCCGAGTCAACATCATTTCTACCCGGTACGAACTTGACATATTTGACCTGTTTTCCCTTCCCGTATGGCAGCGTCAGTGTATTGACCTTATCATAAATGATTATCATTTGCTCTCCTTTAATCTCTTAAAGTATGCCTCTCTAAAGTTTTCCTTGACTATTTCCCATTCCTTGCCGTCAACCTCATTATCACCCGGTACTATGATGACCTTCTGCATAATACCGCGACCATCATAATACGGAAACGTAATTGAATGAGACCTTGTGCTTGTAATTACCATTTAAATCCCGGTAAGAAACATGCAGGCAATCGGATACCGAACAATCGTTCCACCGTGACGTGATTCAACGGGGATCATGAATTCAAGCCCTCTTTCCTGTACAGGGTGGGTCGTCATTTCGAGGGAAATGATTTGCTGAAGGACTTGGGCCGTTCTCTCATAAAGCACCATTCCGTCCTCAGTATCGCCCGTAAAGGCAAGGTCAAGCTCATCCGGGATTGAGTCAATCGTAGTGATGCCGAACGAATTACCGGGCTTTGTCAGATATTCAAGGATCGTCGTGTCGCTGGTTGAACTCCGTGGAGTGGTAGCGATAAGATTCCATTGCTCGATCGGCAACAGAACGGTGTCGCCACTAAACCGCTTTTTGCTGTTCACCCTGATTGTCGTTACCGCCAAAGTAAAGTCAGCGATGATTTCATCCGGCGTTTTGAGTGCCCAAGGAATACCACCCGACCCGGCGGGTGCGGCTACGATGGGAATGTTGACGTTATTCAGAAATCCGGGAAGGCCGGTGTCATCATGCCCCCTCCATGCGATTTCAGACTCTTCCTCTCGGATCGCCTGCCTTGCCGACTCGGCTTTCATTGTGTCAAGGGGCGTATTTGCCATTGCGGCGCTTCTGAGTTCCTGGCGATTATACCCGAATGAAGTCCCGAGACTCTTGATCGGGCTTATGAACTCGCTTCCAAACACATCGGCCCGTGGCAGGTCGTCGGCGTAGTTGGCAATGACCTTCGCCATACCCACCTTGTCAAACTGACGATATGTGTACGAATTCGCCCCCGAACTCACATCACTCTTTACTGGGATAAACGTCCTGTAAACAAGTTCCTTTCTTACGATCTCATAAAGTGTAGCGTCTATTGATTCAAGTTGACGTTCAAAAAAGATCGTCTCATTTGCGTCAAAGTTATGTTTAACTGCGTCTAATTTTATCATTGATTATTACCTCTCTTTCTTAGTTTATGGAATGTTTACTTCTACAACGGCAAGCTCTCCAGCCGATGCGGATGTAACGTAACTTGCATTTGGTAATGCTACAGCGTCGCCACTGTCGGCATCGCTTCTGAATGATCCGAGTTGCTCGGTTGCCCCGGCAACGAATCTGACGAAAGGCAACCCGGTCTTAACCACGGCATCCTCGACCGTTACATAGATCCGGCCCTTTTTGAGCAGGTTCATGGCGCTCTGAGGCTCATATCCGAGGTTGTTGATTCCGCCCTTGTTTTGCTCTACGCCGTGATTATGAACCGAAATCCCGGCAACCTTGCCGACTGTCGTGATATCTCCTGTTGCTTGGGGAAGATGCGCCCTCTCGTCGGAAAGCCCTGTAGCGTCTTCAACAACAAGAACGCCAAAGGGAACGTTAAGCTCATTCAGGATAATATCGGCAACGCTACAGTTCGTAGTGCCCACCGCCGTGAAAGCTATCCCGGAAACATCGGCATCAACAAAGAGTTGATCTGCATCATTTATGCTTGCCGTCAAAGGCTCGCTTCCGGCATTGATAGCCGCAATCATCAAGTCTCTGAGTTCCGTTACCGTCAACGATGCTGCCGCCACGTTAACGGTAAATGCAACGCCGTTCACGGTGAGGGTAGTTGCGAGGTCAGCGGCCGTGATCGTAACGTCAACCCGCTGTTTGCTGTTGTTGATCCTGGTTATAATGTCATGGTGGCCGGAATCTGCAAGCCCACCGGCCAAACCTTTTACCATTATTGTTTCAACGCTTGCCTGTGACATTGTTTATGCCTCCTCTTTCTTTTTATGGTAATCTTTCGTGCCGTCAAGAAAAATTTGACGGGGATCTTTCTTTTCCGTACTCTTGTTATTCTCGGCATCTATAATGAAGCTCCCCAGAGACTTCTTCCATTCTTTTTCCTTCAGCGCCTTCAAGGTATCGAGGACAGCATCAAACCTTGCCCTAACATAGTCGTTGGTTTCGCCGTCCGCCTTAAACTCAGGATGAACTTTGGCGATGATATCGACTTGAAGAGTTTTGGAATCTTTCGACTTCCCGTCTTCGTGCGCCACCTTAACATCGACCGTTTTGGCTACGGCCTCCAGATCAACCCGCCCTTTAATCATATCCTGTACGACCGTAGAGGTAGGATCGGAAAGCTCATCAAGTTTGACCTGAAGTTTCTTTCCCGATTCGACAGACTCATCATGCTTTGCCTGCAATGTATCGTGGTCTTTCGACATCGAGGTGATGACTCCAGCCGCCTCGTCAACTTTCGTGGAGAGAAGATCGACAACGCCCTTCGCCTCGTCTGTCACCTCTTCCATGATAGCGTCCATTCTGAATTTGCCCGCTACCACTTCAGGCTTTTTGAATTTGTACATATTTACCTCCGTCTTAGTTTGTTTTGTTTGTTTTGTTTGGCTTGCCTCGTCTAAGGCATCCATGATTAATTTAACGTTGCTCCCTGCCCGGCCCTTATCGACTACAGAGGCATGGTTATAAAGTATGTCTGTTTGCATCTTGTCGTAATCACCGTCTATATGATGCGTTCCAGATGAGTCTATTACGTTGGACTCATACCCCATTGACAACTCGACATCTTCCCCCCTATCCCATTTTGCGAGGATTTCGTCTACTTCCTTCTTATCGTTAATGACAATTTTACTGGACACAAAATCCTTATTCCTTACAATGTTCTCCCCTACCATGCCGATCTGTACGTGCTTGGCATTCGAAGAATCAACCATTTCAGAGGGATGTTGTTTAGTAATAATGGCGAATTTCAGTGAATCAAGGGATTCTTGCTTGAAAACTTCTTCAGGTGAGCGTAACTCCCTTACAAGCTTTCCGCCTTCATCATAATAATCGAAGACCCCGGCCCTTGTGAGGTTTGCATCGACAACAAGAAACCCTTGAGGAGTAATTTGATGCTTATCTTTCCTTTGAGCGTCTAAAATTAATGTACTTGTTTTCAAATTTACTCCATAAAAAAGCCCGACAACTCTCTTTCGAGAATTATCGGGCAATTAAAGAATCTTCCAACAAGGAGGAGTTAGAAGGCTTTCATTGAATCCGTATATTTAATTATTGTTTAGTCTATCGACCATCCATTAAACTTCAGTTTCCTTATAAAACTTTATTCCACGGATGCCACCAAGGCTAAATGACAACCTAATATTGACCTCGCCACTATATCGAACTTCTTTTAAGCGGCATAGAAAATCTTTAATCAATAAGTAGTTTTGTAGCAACGTGTATACCTATATCATATTTTGAAATGGTTTGTCAATAATTTAATCGTCAAGCTTAGAAAACCCGGCAACGACTATATTCAGTAGCTTCTTTCCCTTGATGGCCTTTTCTTGTTCATGTATCTCAAATTTTATCTTTTTCTGAAATGCCTGAATATTCTCTTTCGTCAAAGGTTCATATTCTATCAGGTCATTTCCCCCTTTGCCCTGATTACTATTGTGGTAACGTAATAATTCATAGTCCCTCCCTACTTACACTACATAAAATTTGTGTGTTATGTCTTTGCCGGTAGAGTCGTTTGTGAATTTCATATGACTATAAAATCCATCCTTGGCAATAGGCAGGGCTGAGATGTTTTTATCTCTTCGGCCTTTTATACCTTTTTTGCGATGTATTGTTTTCTTATCGCCACCTATATAGACTTCGGCTAAAAACATATTTCATTGCCTCCCTATTTAAAATCATCAAGTACTGGAATTGCTACGCATCTGCACTGAATTTCATTTCCAGGATGACCCGTGTCACTCGGGGGATCATTCCATTTGAACCTTTTCCCGTCCTTCGCACTATGCGATGGCCTGACCCTTTCATCTCTTGACGTTGACCATACGTATTCTTCCACGCCCAAACTCGTTTGCCTAAGCTCAGTCAATTTCCCCATGAACTTATTAGTCTGGTCACGGGCTATTAATTTGGCTCGGTTTTTGGCTATCCTCAGTTCTCCCTGTACGGTTGCCGTTATCTTCTGTAAAGACTCCCCCGCCTCGATTCCAGTCCTTAATTTCGTCTCTATCCGAGACAATGATTGACTGGGGATATCCTTTATTAAGGCCGTATTCCTCTCCACAAACGACTGAACTTGTGGTTCAAGATAAGTTTCCGATAGTAACGGATTGACCCCCAAAACAGTCTTTACTTGCCGATCAAATTGACCCCGTTGAAATCGACTTACATTCCTGGCCTGATCTTCTGTCTTTATTTTAAGCTGACTGAGCGGTATTTGTAGGGCTATGCCAATCTGTACGTCTCTTATACTCCTTGTTATTATCTCCCCGTAGGATTGATCTAGCTTAACGCTGTCAACCCTTACGGTGCGATTAAACTCTTCTACAATCCGAGGCAGTGAAGGAATGAGCCTGTCACGTACATCCATGAAGTAGGGCTCTATCAGCCTACTGATTACAATGAAATATTGAGTTTCAAGGGTTTTTCCTGACGCTTGACGGGCAGGCCGCCTGTTAGGTGAGGGTAACCCCACCCCGGCAGATTGGAGGGCCTTACGTTGGTTTATGGTGGATTGAATATCAGGCATCTTTATGAAATGATTTGAGGTCTATGCTCCCTGAGTTGTTTATGTCTGTAAATGATATAAATAACTCCCTTTTTTCCACATCCCCTACTTTTTCGCTCACAACGCTTATTGAGCTTATACCTTCACCTTCAACCTCGAATCCTTTTTCCGTTTCCGTGTATTCAGCCTTCATCTCCCGCCTCCTCCTCCTCGATATTATTCATCTCTGACCTGTCCACCTCCATCAAGATAGTATCATACTTAAATCCATCCTCTGTGAATCGGCTTGCCGCCACCTCCTCTGGCATAAGAACACCCGAACTCACATAGTTGGCATCGGCCTTAGATTGCGTCTCTTGTGCTTCCGCCTTCTCTTTATTTGAGGGCTTACTAAGTGGGTTAAATTCGATGCTCCAATCTTCCGGCTCTCCCTTTTTGTTCTCCTTTGATTTTAGCAACAAGGAGTAGAGGCGCTCAATTTTAGTCCTTAAATCCGTTTCCTGAAAAGCCGAAACCTCACCATCGTAAATCTTCATTGTTTCATCAATACCGGAAAGCTTGCCGGGTTGTTGCCCAAATAACTTAACCTTTGGAGTCCCTATAGCGGCGGCAACGATATCTTTCAACTGCTCCATTAATTCCTTGTATCCGGTAATGGGCGTTTGTATCTTGCTGTACTCTTCCCCGTTATCACCCCCCTGAATTAAGCTTAACCCAATATTAGAGTTTGCCTTAATAGCGTATTGAATTCTCGCCTCTATGCTATTAAAATCCTTGTTCTCGATAAGGTTCATCAGATTGGGCATTTTTAAAACTTTGGTGATAAAGTCTTGAAGTAATTGGCCTGCCGTCTGATTAGACATGATGAATCTTTTGAGGTCGGATACTATCGACACGTAAATCGAATCACACCATCCTTTATTGGCTATCTTCTTTCGTGGGGGGAGGTAAGCGCCGTCAAACTTGATAACGCGGCTTGAATGTATTCTGCTTGCCGTTGATTCGCCATGAAGGGGTTGAATGGAGTATATTTCGGGCTCTCTGTAGTTGGGCTTTAGCGGGTCGTCAAACTTCTTTTCGATGTTTAATTGCCACATATCGACCGGGTGAAGGAAATCTATTTCCGATATATTGTCTTCATTTAAGGATTCTTCTATGTTTTCAACGCCGTCATTCGCCCCCACAACCAAAATAGACCCGCCGTACATTCTGGCGAGTCTCAATGCTTCTGCCGTATTCTCGATGATCTTTAATTCTTTTCCCTTTTTAACTATCTCGCCAATCAAATCCTTGTCTTCTGTTTTGAGGTCTACCCATTCCCGCGTAGAATCACATACAAGAACATCTATCGCCCTTCTGAATATCCAATGGCCCTGATAAAACTCATCTACATCGGAAAAGCTTAATGAGCCCTGACCGACAAAAGTTGCTTGATTGAAGGGGTCATTATTCCCCCCATACCCAGAGAATTTATTGAAATAATTATCAACCCTTCCCTGCTTTGCTGCCGCGTCTAATCTGGCTTGATCTTTAGCGTCCATAGATTATGTTCTCATTTGACTTGATTTGGTTGTGGTTGTTGCAAATAAATAATTATATTGCATCGACAATCGCCCGAGATTCTCTTGGGCGGTGGCTTTGGGGGAGGGGGAGGCTTTGCTCCCATATTTGGCGGGGCGGGATTCGATTCTTTTTTCATATCAACACCCTCCCAATACTTCGGCTAAACTTCTTTTGCTTTCCATGTGTTCTGCCATTGAGGTGATATCAACATCTTCATCTTCATCTGTATTTGGAAACTTAACTAGATTTGTTTCATAATCTGATAACCAAGGGGCATATTTAGGAAAGAATACACGCTCATTCTCCACGTATCCAGCCATAGGGGTAGCTCTCGCATATTTATCAAGCCCCCCTGTAGGTATCTCTACAAAGGGGATTGACCGCCCGTTTATCTTATCATTCCCTGCTGACTGTTTAACGAGCACTTTCCCAAGCTTTTCATTTTCAATGCCTATCTTACTACAATCATTCTTAAATGCAAAGAGCTTTAATCTGTGGTTGACCTGCGTATGTTCTATGCGCTCATTTATCCTGTCAAGCAACAGCCAAACTCTATATCTGCCTGAATAACCCCATGCAGCCATCCCTGTTGGATCGCTTGTCTTTTTAATCTCTATAGCCGGGTCGCAGTATTCATGCCTGATTAATTCATTCTTTTTTATTCTTATAGGCTCCTTATCGAATCTATGACAAATATATTCCTTAGTCATAGCGTCAAACTCATAATACCTGAAATACTGAGACTTGAAAAGAGTACCGCCCCTCAGTGTTGGTGATCCTTGAAACAATGCTGACCAGTCATAAGGCCCCACCATCTTCTTTGCATTCAACAATCTTTGCCGATTATATCTCCACGGCCATAAAGCTTCGCCTTTCTTTCTTCCCATGAAGTCATTTTTGTCGGCAAGGGCAGGCATGACAATATGGACTAATTCATAAGGGCTATCTTCTCCGAGTTCTTTATGCTGTGCTAATAGCCGGCCCACAAGGTCGTCATCATGCCACCGAGTTGCAAAGATAGCTATTACGGCGTTAGGGTGTATCCTGGTTCCCGTTACGCTCTGCCACCACGACCAGTTCCTTTCACGCTCCACCGGCGATTCGGCTTGCTTTCTCGTTTTGTGATAATCATCGATAAAGAAAACATCGGCCCCAAACCCGGATGCGCCAGCATCTAATCCGGCGGCTAAACATTCTCCACCCTTTTCGGTTTGCCAAAGACCCCGGCCAAATACTGACTTACTAGGCATCGATCCCCACAAGATCGGCCCCCACTTTTCAAATATATCGCGGGCGGCGGCAGAATGGCGCTCTGCTAGATTTGATGAATATGCCCCTATAATGATTTTTAACCAAGGGAAATGACCTAACAGCCAGGCTGTGCCGTGGATAGGGAACTGCTCTGTCTTACCGTGACGTGGCGGTCCGTCAATGATGAGGACTTTTATCTTGTCGGTTTTTTTGTGGAATAATTCAATAAATATCTCGCAGCATTTGCGAAGGTAATACGGACTCTGAAATCCAGACACAAGTTTAGGGAATATCCAAAGGGTTTCTTTGGCTAAAAAGGTGAATTGTTCAATCGTTGGTTTTGAGCACTGGTTTTTCAATCGGTTAAAGTATCTTTTAGCTGACTGGCAAGATCGGGTTTTGATTCGAGTTGTTTCTTTGTGGCCTTCAGCGGGTCTAACGAGATAGCGCCCGTGACTTCTGATTTATCACTTTGCCCTAAATACTGTTTTCCCAGCCAAACCAGCATAGTTGTATTACCATCCTCGGCGGCTTTCCACTGTTTGCGACGGAGGCTCATTCGTCCCACGGCCATTCCATTTTTATAGATACCGCAAAACTCATCATCTCTCTGGAGAGTATCAACGCTACATCCGAGGAAATGCGCTATCTCTTCCTGTGTACATTGCAGGACGGCGAGCTTCTTTACTTGCTCATAATCAATTTCGAATTTGGGCCGCCCGCCGCTGTTGCCCTCTGCGTATTTGTTGTCTTTAGGCGCTGCCATTATACCTTTCTATTGCATACATTTTAACAAGTCTTTTTTAATATAATAGTTTGCTCCTAGATTGTCCAGAAGATCAACGGCACGTCTACCAAAATTACCCCAATCAACATTTATTTTGGAATGATTTAGCTTGCCTACTTTAAACATATCAATAAACTTGTGAGTCTTTTTTATTATTT